CCTGTGTGTACAACAATAGACTGAACATCAAGTAGTTCTTTAAGTCTTTTTTGTTGTCCTGACGATGGCACAAATACAACGTCTGACTTTTTTAAAACTCCAGCATAAAATGGCCAATTATATCCAGGACTCCTTCCTTCGTGTGCCCACAAATAATAATCCCAGCAATATGTTACTAGTGGTTTTTTATATATTGCGCTCAGTTGTTCGGCACGTTCACTCATGATAATGGAGGCACAGTATATTGCCTCTGCTTCTTCTGGTGGAACAAAATCAAAGTAATTCTTCATAGCCTCGAGTTGTTCGTCCTTATCGCCCTCGGTGAAGTTTTCTACGAAGTGAAGTTTAATTTTTGTATCAACTCTTTGCATTTTTTATCCATTGTGTAATTATCTCGTACCCACTCAAAGTTTTTCTTGACTATCTCCTCCCGCTCTTCTTCGTTCTTTAAATAGTACTTTATCTTTTTTAAGAGGTCCTTGGTGTCCCCCCTCTTGTAGGTGACTATGTGGGGATATTCTTCTTTTAATCCAGGTACGTCTTGGTGTATCAAAAATCCCCCACGACCAAGGGTTTCAACAACCCTATTAGACCAGTAGTGTGGTGAATACACGCTATCCCCAACAACAACGCCAGTTTTTGCATAAACTTTATTTAGGTCTGTCCCGCGAAGTTCGTCTGTATTACCGTATCCAAACCATTTAAATTTAAAATTTTCCTTTACTTCTGCGAGCGCGCTTATTCTTTCGGTGTTCGCTGGATTATGAGACCCAACAAAAATAACGTCATGTTCCCGTGGTTGTTTGGGGTACAGAAAGCACTCTTCTTTATAGATACCTTGTCTAACAAGCTGGTGATTTATTCCCAGCTTTTCAAATTTTTTTTGATTTCCACCGTCTGTTGTGAAAACATAGTCTGCTTTAAAAAATCCCTGAATAGAAACCTGTGGCTCGCGCACATAACCAAAATATAAATCAAAAATCCAACATACGGTTTTCATGCCACGCTCCCTATGTTTTTCTATTGTTTTTATACTTTCTGGTGGTGGGTTCCATTTACTAAAAATAAGTATCTCTGGCTTAGTCTTGTCTAGTGTGTTATTTAAATCAAACCACCCAATATGTCTTGGGATACGGGTGACCTCGTGGCCAATAGACTCAAAAGACCGAGCAATATATTCTTCGTCATGGAATTTATGAAAGTTTCCGATAAGACCTATTTTCATTTTGGTAGTGCTGGTGTTTTTCTTGGCTGTGTTTCTGGAGACTCTCGTAGTTTATTTAAAAGACCTTGTGTGTCGAGTTGTATCATCTTTAACTCTCTTCCTAAATCATCATAATACGCCCCAGCTTTCCACCTTTTCATTGGGTCATATTTTTTATATCTTTCTATTTTTCTTTGCCTGTCTTCTTTCTTCATAAGTCCATAATGAAGGAGGTAGTATGGTGCGTGCCAACCATATTTATAAACTATTGGTGGCCCTAGACCGCAGTGTACATTTTTCTTTTGAAACTGTAAGCCGTATTCTGGAAGGAACTTATAAAATCGTATGTTCCAAAATCTCTGTATCCCAGCATCGTGTGCGAAGTGGTGTTCGTCATTATATAAATTAACAACAAGGAAGTTATATCCTATCTCTGTTGTTCTTGCGAGGCGTTCTGCCTCTTCTCTTGTGAATTCTGGAGCAAACACCTCATCCATATCTAGGGCAATAATCCAGTCTGGGTTTAATTCCCCTGCCTTAGTAAGGAGCTCTGTTTTTATATTTGGTTGGTCAATTCCCCATTCTCTATTGTCTTCGTACTGCATGAACCCGTACTTCTTTATGAGTTTCTTTTCCTTGAGGGTCGCGTTGTTTGTTACGATAATAACTTCATCGCAAAGACGCTTGAACTCACGCATGGTTTTATCCATGTATCGAGAGGCTTCGTTCGGACCACAAACTCCTATTCCAACGATTTTAACTGAGCCTTCAGCCATACAAGTTTTTTATCAATATCTTCGTTTGCGTGTATGCAGGAATCTACTATCTTTTTTGCCTCCGCTGTTTCTGCTCGTTCTGGTTCTTTATTCCACAACATAGCAACCTCGTTAGTGGCCTTCTTCATTTCCAACTCCTCGATATACTCCTTAATGTGTTTTGTTTTAAACTTGTTCATTTTTTAATACTTTTTTAAGCTGTGCTTTGTTTGGTAATCGCCCCTCTTTGATGGCTTTGTTTATTTTCCTTGAAACAATCTGTTTTATGAGGGTTGTTTTCTTCTTGTCCTCAACAACTCTTTTTTTACTAAACACCCCATCTTCCTTTAGGGTTTGGAGCTTTCGTTTAAGCTCTGGGTTTGCTGTATCCGATTCGAGAAGTTTGTCTACAATGAATTCTATTGTCGGACTTGCTGGCACCTCGCGTACTGCGTGTTCCCGTATTTCCCTCGGTATACTCTCTTGTATTTCTCTCAGAACTTTATTTATAGATTCTTGTGTCCAACTCATCTTAGTTTTGTTATGTCTAATTGGTTCCCGCTTCTGTCCATGTAGTCGTGATTAGGAGGTATTTCTGGGTGTTTCTTTGCCTCCTCTATTTCATCTTCCATTCCTTTTAAAAACCTTACTCTCGCTTCTTCTTTTTTTCCTTCCCTCGCGAGCGTCTCTGCTTCCCTTTTTGCTTTTTCCATAATTGTTCCATCAGAGGTTCCAATGAGTTTTGGTTTTGGTCTTACTATAAGTCCTTTTGGTGGGTTGGAGTATAGTCCCCACGCATCTCGAGCGTTTGCTGATATAATTGTTCCGTCAAACCTTTCAAAGAAATACCACTTATTGTTTGCTGGGTGTAATGAGTCAGACATTTTACATATTATACATTATTGTGTAAAAAATACAAGTGATTGCTTCCAGAATTTGGGGGACTTCTTCTGGTTATCCCCCAAACAATCACTAAAGATTATGAACCAAGGAATGCTGATGATGCGTTGATAACTACGCCAGCTGGTTCACGAAGAACCTTAACTCCGTAGAGAATATCAACTACAGCGAGAGTACCGAGGTTTCGAACCTGGTTCTCCATCTGTACACGAATGCGGTTTCCACCACGTGTTTGAACTGCGAATCCAAGACAACTCTTGTGTAAGAGGAGGTTTCGGTAAGTCTGTAAACCTGAAACAATGTTTGAGGTTGTGTAAACTGGGATTCCGAAGAGAACTCCCTTTGAGTTGAGTGCGTATCCTGAGCCACTGAAGTTACCAGTTCGTACCATTCCTGCTTCGTTTGCAGGACCTACAGAATACTGTTGGTAGAACTTAGCAACTGCGTGAATCTGATTCCAGTATACGTATGGGTGGAAGAAGAATGCACATTCTGAAAGACGATACTTTGCAGTTTCGAGCTTTTCAATTGATTGACGAATTTCTGAATCAGTTACCACAGTTGCGGTGTCTCCAACAACGTTAGTTGAAAGAGATGACCACAATGCTGCGATGTCTGCTTCGAGTGCTTCTGCCAAGAGGTTTCGTGCCTCACGTGCATAAATTTCCATTACACCATATCGAGACGCAATCTGTTGGAGGTCTTTGTCTCCAATAATCCATGCAACATACTTATGTGTGTCGATAGTAAGAGTTGTGTCTACTGTGTCTGGTGATGCGGTTGTGATTTCTGCTCCTTGTGTTGATTGTGATGAAACTGTCAATGCGTTGGTGTAGAAATCTGGAACGTGAAAGATGTCTGCTCCTTCCGTTGCGAAACTTGAGAGGTCAGTACAAAAATTAGCGAGAACTGTGTCGTTGAATGTTTTTTCATTCACGATACGTGTCCACTCTTCATTGATGACTGCCACCAAATTGGTCCCTGTGAATGGGTCTGATATTACTGCCATGATTTATTGTGGCAAGTAATACCTGTTGTTAAGGTACTACTCTGCCTGATTAGCTCCACCCCCCTTTAAACGCATTTCCCAAGCCTTCTGCTTTTCATCTGCTGAAACGGTTTCGTCTCGGAAAATATCATTTATTGGTTTTCCATTGTACGTTCGTACTTTGTTTGATGGAGTTGGTGTAGCCTCGGAAGATTTTTCTTCTTCTCTCATCTTACTAACTGCTGCTGAAACAAAAGGACTTTTAGCTGCTTCTGGGAGAGAAATACCTTTTGCACGGGCGTATGCAGCGATTTCGCTGATAACCTCGGGCTTGTATCCCTGCATTCGTAGCTCTACTCGTTCTTCTACTTCACGGAATTTGTCGTCTGATGATGCTACATCCTTTTTTGGTAATTGAGCCAATTCCTTTACTTTTAGCTCTGCTTTCTTTGCCCGTTCGAACAATCTTCGATTCTGCTCTTTAAGAGCTTCTTCTGCTGATTGACTTGAAGTATCTTCTACCAGTGCTTCAAGACTTTCTTCTGGCTCAGGTGTTTGAGAGTCCTGAAACTCATTATTATTTTCCATTTTTAGAGATGGTTACTCTGATAATCTGTGTTTAAAGGATGCACAGCCCCCTTGGTTTTATTCGTAACTTGTTCCCGATGTCTTCTGCATTTGACCCTGAAACTTAATCTTGTTGATTACTTCTTCAATGGCCTTAGATGCTCTTACTGACGACTCCCTCGTTTCTTCTTTGTCCCAGTTACGCGAGTCGCACGTGTAGGCTTGGAGTCTTTCGAGGTAACTGATGAGGGATTTCCCAATATCAGATTTATGTAGTGTCTTAAAAAGTTGTATATCTTGTTCATTTATCTTCATACTTGATTAGTTACTGGTAATGTTCCGACCTGTCCCTGCCCTGGCTGAGAGAGCGAGCCCCCTTGGGGTAACGGGTTTGCGTCTAGGTCATCGGAAACCACATTTAAATCAATAGGGGATAGTCCCGCCATTGAGAGGAGCTTGAAGTAGAGTGTTCTCGTTCCTTTGTTTTGCATAATCGCTGGATTTCCTGAGAGTGTCTGGAGTGCGAGGTTTATTGATTGTGACATCGCTCCTGTATCAAACTGTTCTCCTGTCGTGTTCACGTCAATTGTATACTTTGCATCTCGGTAATAGTTCTCTGGAACTTTCACATAGCGATTCTTTTGCTTTTTGAGAACTTCCTGTGCTCGTATTTTTGCATCCAACACCTGTGCTCGTGAAGGGAAAAATCCTGTCTTGTTGGCGTGTTTCATTATTGCATTACCAACATACGCATCGATAATTGTCTTGTCTAATTTATCCAATTCCTCATCACTTCCTAAGAAGGTAAGTATGTGCTCCTTTGAGTTTTGGTTTTGGAATGATGGGATAACATCTTCTCGAATAAGTTCTGTTACGAAGATACCGAACTGTTCTCTCTTGAGTTCAAAGTATGAGGTAACCATTCCCGCAGAAATGTTTGCAACACCCAATGGTGTTCGGGAAGGAAGATTTTCCCCACGAGAGATGTCAAACGAGAATGTCTTTCGGTCTCCGTTCTGGTCCCATCGGCCTCGTGTTGCATTAAATGCAGCAAGGTTACGTTGCTCTGTTGCAATCGGGGTGATTTCTGTTTCTGATTTAATTATGTCTCCGTTCTCTGCGTCCGTAAGGATGTTTGAACCCCCAACTGAATCATCTCGTGTCTGGAGAAGTTGGAGTGCGGAGAGGGCAAGACCCTTTCGTTCAAGGTTCTCTGCTTCGTTTGTAGCAATCTGGTTGTCTTCGAGATATTCTACAAAACCAAGACCGAGCCATCTTCCTGGAACATTTTCCCACTTGAGTTCTCGATAGGGGAGTTCCTTAACTGTGTCTGTATGTATAGTAAGTGGTTGTGCATAATCTGCCTCTTCGTTTATAAGTGCCTCAACTGAGCGGTTGGTATATTTACCACCTTTTTGTTTTGCAAACACGTCAGCTTGAATTGTTCGCTTCCACTTCTTGCCTGATTTTTCGTAACATTCGTATACGAGATATTCGGAATCCTCTCCGCGGGCATAAAGCTCGGTTGTATCCCACCCCATGTCATCGATTTCTTTTGGAGACATCACGTGAAGTTCATACACAAAAGAAGAATCCTCCATACACTCAACTGTTGGGTCAAGGCGAATGTTGTGTAGATTTACTTTCTTAACATCATCCCCAACGATTTTAACAACAACGTGTCCGTACTTAGGATAGTCGTGTGCAATTTGATTAAGAATCTTTCCAAAGCCCTCATCTTTCATCCACTGCTTTAGCTTTCGTTGCATGAGCCACACCTTTAACTCATCTCCACTTCTGTCGGAGTGAAGAATCACGTCTTTGGTGTCTAGGTCAATGAACTTGGTCGCAACATCACACGGTGGCTTGACTACATTGAAGAAAAACTTTCTTCGGCCACGAGAATCAAACGCTCCCGTCTTGAACTTGCCGTTATAATACAGGTCAATCGTCTTGAGTGTGTTGATATGGTCAAACGAATACCCCCCTGGCATTTCGATAGGGTCGTAGAAGAGTTGAATGTTCGCGCGAGTATTCGACATAATACACAGGTTCTCGCGGAACTCTTATTGGTAGATATATTTTATCACACGTTTCCTTTCTTGTCTAGTAACGCGCTCTAAAAGATTTTTTTCTCTGAGTGTTGGTGCGGTGATTCCCCAGTACGCAAGCATCATAGACATGATTTTATCGTCGTGGTATCCGTTCTGTGCCCCAGCACCCTTCATCCTCGCCTCATCAGAATATATAAATGTTTTAAGTTCGTCGTGGGTTTGCTTGTCTCGAACTTTTGCGAACTTCTTCTGGAATAGGTTCTTCATATTTTCTATTAACTGCACCTTGGTTGCGTAGTTGGTAAAGAAACCGAGCTTTTTCGTGGTTTTCTTCTCTCGTTGATTAAATATCTCTCGTTCATAAATACGGGCGTACTTCTTTTTGAGGTCTTCTACCACCGCCTGCCCCCCTCCTTGGACTTCTGGGATTACCAAGGGTTTGCTTTTAAGTGAATACATATAGGCAAGCTGGAGGATTTTATCGGTAATAACGTTTAAAGGAACGAATTGGGAATAAGTCGCTACAATCTCTCCGCTATCCTTACTTACGACCGTAATCGAACAAGGGTCTACGGCTCCTTCTGAGGGGTCTACGCCGATTTGGTAATCCTCAGCACGAGGTTCTTGGTAAATCTTAATACCATCAAACTCTCGTAATGGTGCTTTCACATGAAACGCCTGGTCTTTAACATAATCCTCAGCAAACACACCACCCTGAACCATCGAATCAGGACTCCACTCCCCGTGGACATATCGCATAACATACTGCTTTGGTTGATTTAACTGAGATTCAATGTAATCAGGTGGGAGGTTCTCCTTATTATCCATCATTGAAGTCTCAATGAGTTTCGTATTTTTTCTAGGATTTGCTTTAAAGTAGTCATATCCCCAGAAGTTTGCTGGGTTGGTCGTCATGTTTATCTGCCGAAAGGGTACATTCCTGCGCAAACGTCCATCTAGGGCTTCTAGGATTCTCTGCTCAATTTCCTCAAGCTGGTCAATAAACACTCCCCCAAGGTTAAGGGACTTTAAATCCTGTTCGGCTTTTTTAATATCCTGCCCAGACCCCGCCTGAAGAGCATCCAGTCCCCATAGGATAATCTGACTTCCATTACCAAATTCAATAATCCCCTTTCCTACATGATGCTCGTATATCCCCTGAGGGCAAATATCAAAAAAATCAGGAAGGGTAGCCTTTTCCACCAACTGCCTAGTCTTACGCCCAAGGAGGATACGATTGCCAGGGAACCATAAACACAAAAGAATCAACTTCATAATAAACGCGGTAGTCTTACCAGAAGCAAATCCGCCAGAGACTAGGGTAAATCGTTCTTTAGAATTTATAAACTCCTTTTGCTTTGCATTTAGCTTGATTCCATTGAACTCCTCAATCTCAATATCCCCGCTTAGCCAACGTAGCCCCATTTCTTCGTATGATTTATATTGCAACATATTATAGGATTTGTCAATAGTTAGTATTTAGAAATTTTATAGGGAGGACAGTCTGGGACTCTATCTTATCCATCGTCGCTGGTGCTATCCCTACCCCCACACCACACATCGTCCCACCTGTCAATGAGTCGCACAATCTCTATTCTCCGACACTTGGCTGTGGGTCTTCTACTATATGGCTTGGTTGGGCCTTTTCTTTGACGACTACATTAAGGATAGGCACAGTTACCTGCTTGTTATCTCCCGTTACATCAATGCCGATGTCTTTCATGAGTGGCACGAGAGCTTTCAGCTTTGTACTGAGGTCTTTGTCTTGTGAGACTATCTTCATATACTGCTCAACCGCAAAATCTCTAGTCACCCCAAGCGTTCCTAACACACTCATAGCACTAGCCTGCGATTCTCCTTTGCCTGTAATTGCTCTCTGTAGTGCTCTTTCCTTTGTTATCTCTATAGCAGTCTCTAGTAGCTTTTTACCTTGTTTTTCTGAGGTTTTATCTGTGAAGCCAGCCTCTTTCGCCGCGGGCGCTATCTTATAGTTATGCTTCGGAAGATTCTCTAAGAGTTTGGTATGCCTGTCTCGTATCGGTACTTTAGTAGGTTTCCCCATTGAGATAGTATACCATACGGGACGAATTCTGTCTATGTACTGAAACCCCCGTTGATTTGACACTATTCAATAGACATTATGGTATACAGCTTGTCGGGCTCGGGGCCTTTGTTGTTTATAGATTACGCCATGTCTGGCCGAATCTGCGGTGGGGGTGAACCGCCTGTATGTTTGTTACATTATAGCATATGCCCATTACTTGACACAATGCTCGATTCTGTGTCCTTGTGTAAACTAAGGTTTGACTTACCGCGTGGGAATATGGCACATCAGACTTTTATAATCTATTTGTTCCTGGGGTTTTTCTTGCCACAGGAAGAGGAGGACTAAAACAAGGGTGGTGCCAATTATAATTTTCATAATATATTTTTAAGAATAGTTAGGGTTTCTTTTGGGTTCTTTACCTTTATTGTCTTTATAATTCCAATAACACTTTCATCATTCCCGTTTTTATA